CATTATCGACCGCCCGCAACTCCCGTATCCACTCGTTTGCCCCGCCCATCTCCTTCCACAGGCCCCTGCTGAACACTACCACCCCGCCCTCCTGCACACCAGGATTGGGCCAATCGTCTCTGTCTACGCCTCCGTCTTTCCCACGATATATTAAACGCCTGTAACCAAACCCCCATTGAAGGTCTTTCTTCTTCAGCCACTGGACAACTGGCCACACATACTGACCCTCACCAACCACATCCATGTCTGCCAGAAACACCCAGCCAGCAGCAGACTCCCTAAAGGCTTTGTTGCATAGCCACTGCTTGTTGAACTCCTCGGAATCATCCCGCATCTCCTTAAAGTTCACATTTATGTTTTCCTGAGACTCAATCCACTCCCGCTGGCGGGCAAGATTGGCCTCGCGGTACTTGTCAGGTTTCCAAATCGGGACTACCCAATCGACTTCTTGCCCTGTCATTCTTCTTCCTTCGCTGGGCGCGAATCAGAGGCAACGGTATTTGTGAGCCTGCGCTCAATGTCTGGGATATCCCATTCGCGTGGCATTCTGTCAAATATCACACACACCGCATCTATCGTGTGCCAAAAAGGACATGCCGATCCACACCCTGAATTGAATTGGCACACCAAGCCAATAGTGTTCAATATGTCAGTGTTCATCTTTGCCATACACCTCTCTCAGTGCCTGCTTAATGGATGACTTCTTGATTTCCTCATTTGTTTGCCGAATCCACTCTTCGGTTTCTTTGTTTCCACCATACTTAAGCGGGTCGTGTTTACCATTAGCCTTCTCCCTTGCCCATTTGCCTTGGAAGTCCATCATTCCCCCACCTTCCGGGCCCTACGCCCATCCATGTACTCCCTGACATTAGTAAGTATCCGCTTGATTTCCTGGTCTTGTTCAACGATTGAACACAACTTCTGCCAACCCTCTTCCTCCTCCAGCCTGTACCACTTCAGATAGTTTCCATGGGAAATGCGCTTGGCCATCTTCCGGTTCGACCCCCACCGCCCATCAAATTTGAAGTCCCCCAGATGTATTTCCTTGTAAGCCTTGCCCCTGCGATTGCCCTTCTTGGTAGGGCATTTCATCCCTGAGCCTGCGCATATATCCCACAGCATCATCTCATCGTCTTCCCTGTGGAGCCCGATTTCACCACTCTCAACCTTGGGCATCATCTTGGAACGCATATCAGCAGTCCTGCGGAACCACTCAGGGACTCTCACCATCATACACCCGCCAGCTATCCTCTTGGCCCTCTCGTCAACCCCAGTAGCCCTCTTGGGCCCCCTGCGAGACCAGTAATCCTCACCCCACACATCGGCTTTCTTGGCATAGTACGACAGGAAATCCGGCTCGTGCGGCAAGAATACAAAGTCCACATCGGTGAAATACACCCATTCATATTGACCAAAGTGTATTCCAGGAACCAGAAACCGAAGTGAATTGGTTGTAGATGGGTTGTTGGGGAACCCCTTGAACGTGTCCTGAAGAATGTCTGGGTAACATTCGGACACATGCAGTGCCTCCTTGGTCATACTGTCTAGATGACCGCGCAGGAACACCTTTATGTCGCACTGAACTGCCCGCTTGAGGGTGTAGCAGAATATGGGGATATAGTGCTGAAAATGGTCAGCAGTGACCACTGTGCTTACACATGCCTTCATGTCAATCCCTTACCCCTGCACGCCGAACTAGCAGGGAGTTAAAGTCCCATTTCCTTACAGGACTTCACAACCTTAACCTTGCCATCGCTCACGCACTCTCGTGGCACTATCCAGTCTGGATACCACTCGTCCAGCAGTGACCCGTACTTCAGCGGTATGAACCCGTAATGCATTGAACCAGCCAGATTGGTTCTCTCAACCAGCCCCGAATCAATCATCCAGCACGGAACGCCCTTGAACGTGTACCTAGACAGCTTGCCGTTCTTGGGGCGCTTCAGGTCTATATCATACGTATGCCAATAGTACCCATCATGCTTCACCCAGCAGAATATGTCAAGGTGAACATCCCCAATAATGTCGGCAACGTCTTCCCGTGGTCGTAGACTAAGAAAAAGCGATCTGCCTGTAGTGTCGGAAACAACACGGTTGTCCACAACCCACCCGTTTGTGTCACAAAAGTTCTTGACATACACTGGCTGGAACTCGTCGTAAAACACACCGACATCTATATCATCCTGCTTCTTGGGGAACTTGGCATCCTTGCCACGGGCAACCATCATGTCGGTTCTGACAATGGAAAGCATGGTCCCAAAACAGAACCACCACTTCATGGGCCAGAAGTTGAACCCCGAACAGACCACCCGGAATATGTGATTCCACTGAGGCTTCATGCCTTCTCCGGTTTACTTCTTCTTATTAGGGCACTTCTGCCCAGCAGCCTTGCGCCTACCAACCTTACGCGCCGAGCCCTTGTACGGGCCCGTCCCATCTCGTGTACCTCTTGATGTTTTGGCCATTACTTCTTCCCCTTACGATATTTCAAAACGCCCTTGTTTGACACCTTCTTGGCGATCTTCTTGTTCCGCTCCTTCGCCTCTGCCCTACGCTGTGCTTCCGTCTTCATCTTCGCCATCTGCCATCTCCTTTGTAAGATAACTTCCACGCTTGATTTTTTCTATGTCTCCCAGCACCTGTTTATCGAACAGCACCCTCCACCCCTGCCCTACTCTCGGACGGGCCACAAGGCACCTCAGCATCTCCAATATCAGGTTTCTGGATGACTCTATCTCGTTCACCAAAATCTGGCTGCGAACGACCTCTTCCTCTAGAGCTTTAACAAGCCCCGACTCTTCCGCCATATCAACCAATCGCCCTCCCTAATAAACCCATTTTTGGATAGAAAGTCAACCGATTCTTTCGATGATGCTGACACTTGGGTTTTAATTTCCTCAAAGGTGTTCTTCATGTCGCCCAGTAGTTTTGAACCGAAGCCCTTACGCCGCTGGGTGGGCTTGATATAGATATAATAGATTATGGCTGTAGTTTCTTCAACAACTATCTTGGCGAACCCGGAATACCGCTTCTTCGGCCCACGGTAGACAAGCCAGTCGTATGGCATTCCTACTGATTTCTGAATGTCAATTGACAACCTCATGGCAGCATCCATGCCCTGTCGTCTGCGGGCTCTCGGGTGACGTTACTCGCCTTGCGAGCATAGTGTTTCTGAATCGGTCGATTTTCCTTCACATACCCAAATTCCTTGAGCCTGTTCACCAGGGAACACAGTGCCATCGCAACCTCCATACCGTCCTTGTCTGGCTCCCCGCCTTTCTTCCTCACAAACTCGTCCAACTGGGCAATCAGCATCTTGCACTTCTTGAGTATGTGTATCTGACCCGACTCTATCATTTGGCTCAGAATGGCGTATGATGCCATCTCGTTGTACAGTGAGTTCTCCACAAACATCAGCCCGTAGTCAAGATACTGCATTGACAGGTCATCCTGCTCGCGGGTGAACATGTCTTTGTTCCCAACGTACTCATATACCGACTGTGGGTGGAACTTCACCTGAATATTAGACACAATATCCCGAACTGACGGATTGTATGTGTTGTACTCATCATACACTGTGAGAACCCCTGACCACACTGCCCCGATTGCCGCCGCCTTCAGGTGCTTGTTGTGGTAAACCGACACGTAGTTCTGATTACGCTCATTGCATATCAGTGAGATTACCGGGGCCTCTGGCATGACCACATTCTTCATGCGCGGGTTGAAGCCCTTTAGCACTCGCATATCAGCAGTCTCTTGGGCAAATGCCAGACAGGTAGCATCAAAGTAGTCGGGCGACTCAACCCCTCGCTTGACCATCGCCTCCTTGGACTCCAGCCGCCATTTCCCGTGCTCCGAGAACCGCTCTGGTACGGATAACTGTGTCCTGAGCTTGGCGTGGTCTGGTACGGCAATGAGATCGTCAAGACGATGCTTGACACCTTGGTGGATGTACTCATAGGTCTTCTCAAATCTCCTGCGAAGACGCTCCATCAATTCTGCTCTGCGATTCATACAGCGCTCAGACGCGGGGCGAGTGTCGCCCTCAAGCGGAATAGAAGATGGAGCCCGTCTTACGTCCACCGGAATGGGCCGAAATGAGCAATCCATGTCCTCAAACGCCGATTTTACCCCGATTCCTACTGCAATTGGGTCATATTGGATGGATATTGCCTGATGTTCATCGGCTACAGATGCGGCCTTTTCAGCGATGCGATTGGTATTATTCAAGTCCCATTCGTACAATTTCTCGACAAACATGCCTTTCCTGAGCAGGAAAACCGTCCTATTCGTACCACCAGCGGCCACATCCAGCGAGGCAATGCGCTCCTCACCCTCATATTCAATCTCTCCACTGGCTATCTTGCTGTGAAGCTGAACGGCTGCACTCACCCAGTCAGACGGAATGGCTGTTCCCCCGGCAAATGCATCCAGAGACTTCAACACCTCCTGCTGAACGACTGCCTTGGAGTGTGTCTCCGTGTAATTCGTAAGCCAGTCTTCCGTTTTTCGCGGATCGTCATACCACTCAAACGAGAATACATCTATCTTGCCAGAGGTCAGTTTCTCCGCATAGTCATTGTCTCTCCCCATCGGAGTCCCGGTATAGAACACACAGGGGGAGTTTGACCCCAGGTTGGAGTCCACCATCTTGTCATGCTGAACCTTGGCCCACTCGTCAACGTCATAAATCGACGCACGACCTCCGCGCCCCATATTGTCACCCTGCTGACCAGCAATGACAGCTTTGGTCACAGGGTTAAACATCTTCATTATGGTGTCACACTTGTTGTCGT